AAAAGTAGACCTCAATTCAGTGTAATATCCAGATACAAGATACTGTAATTTATTTTTACTAGTTCCTTTTAATATTTGATTTCCATATTTGTTTACATTATTGATAGTTAATTGTCTAACTTCGGTATCAAATTTTGCACCCGATCCACTAGGTACAACTCTAATAGAAGTAGAGGTGCTGGAATATCCTATACCAGTGTTAATAACCTTTACATCAGTTATTTTCCCTTCTGTTGATATGACTGGTCTTAACAAAGCACCAGAACCAGATCCACTAGAATCGATAACCTCTAATTCAGGAATGGAGAAATATTCCGAACCCCCAAATTGAAGATTGACAGAATTCAGCAATCCATTAATGATAATGGGTTTTAACTGCGCGTTCTTACCATTTTTTATAGAAATTAATGGTTTCTTTTCAAAATTAATTGTACTAGATCCATATCCTGTTCCTGCTTCGTAAAGGTATGCATCAATGATACTACCTTTTACCACGGGAGTTGCTACAATAGATCTGTTAGATACAGTTGTTCCAACTCCAACTGATGTAAATTCAACAGAAACTGTAATGTCTGGATACGCAAAATTTTGATATCCAGAACCTGATGATGTTAAATCAACATGATTTCTTCTTTCATAATTTAATGGATTTGTTCCTCCAACACCAGCATTAGCAACTTTGAAAGAGTCGTCATCAACTTTTATAATCTGATATTGAATTGATGTCGTTGTTATCCCTGTGGTGGTTGTCAATCCACCAATTGAAGTTCCATCAGTAGAATAAAGAACTAAATCTCCATCATTAAATCCATGGTTTTTAAAACTAATTAAATCATTTGTAGTTGTTATTCCTGTTGGTTTAACGATTAATTTTCTGTTAGTATAACCACTACCACCATTAAGAACATCAACTGAAGAAATTGTCTTAGTTTTTTCTTTTGTTCTAAATTTGTGAAGTCCAGTGGTATAAAGAGTACTGAGACCTACAACATTAGTTTTTGAGGAATAGTCATCATATGATTCATACAATTTAATGGTTGTGTTGTTATCAACCTGAACAAAATAAGATCCATCATCAACTAATGATGATGTACCAATACCAACTCCGATTCCTTTGTTTCCATTGGAATCATAAATTACCTCTTGACCATTTGAAAAATTATGATCTGAGATAAAAGTTATTTGATTTGTATTATTATCTACACCTCCATTAAAGGTGATTAACTGTCCATCAAATATTACTTCTCTAACTCTCGTATTAACTATTGCTCTAAGATCTGCTCCACTACCGTTTCCGCCGATTACTTTAATTGATGTAACTTCATCGATATCAAAATCTTGAGTATCAACATCGACTCTCTTAATAGATCCCTGAATTACTGGACGACATAGTGCAGTTGTTCCAAGACCAGCAGAAACTGATAATTGTGGTAGATTGATTACATCATAACCATCCCCACCATTCAACAATTCTATGGAGTCTAATGGACCATAATATACTTTATCTGATGATTTATAATTTTTAATCTCAACACCATTAATTAACATACCAACACTTCCTGGTGCTGTTAATTCACCTTTACCATTTTTATTATTTGGTGGGATTGGAAATTTTTTAAGTAACTTTTGTGCTCCAATTTCACCATCTTTATGTTCAAATAAGGTAAAAGTATGCTTACTTATTCCGGAAGATGGCACTGAAAAAGTTACGAAGTCTGATGTTCCAACAAAAGAGGGAGAATTAAACAATCTGATAGTTTTTTTATCAGATGCCAAAACCTCAACAAAGTATGATCCTTCAATTAATCCTACAAGAGGTTCTGTTTCTGGGGAATAAAAAATTCTATCTCCAGTCAAAAATGGAGCATTTTCAGAAAAAGTAATCGTTGTAAAATTATTAAATGTATTTTTATTTCCTAAACTTACTACAGAGTCTATAGAAACAGAGTTAGTGCCTTTTGTTATCTCATATGTAAAAGAAGTGGTAACTCCTGATATAGAAGATGGTAATGAATTTGAAGCAACAAAAGCAAAATCTCCGGAGACATTGGTATATACATTCAATACATCTCCTAAAATAACATCATTTCCATATTCTATAGATGCTCCCGAACCAGAACTTCTTGCTTTATTGAGTTTTCTTCTTAAACTATATTCTACATTTGAGCTCGGACTAAATGTAAAATTATCTAAACTAATTGATTTTCTATCAGAAGAAATATCAATAACATTAGTTACACTTGAAGATGATGTTGGAAATACTACTTTTCCTGGATTATTGCCACCTCTTTCTATGATTTCTATACTATCACCTTCTTTTAAACTTGACTTATCAATTTCACTTTTCAAAGTAACTGACAAGTTAGTTCCAAAATTTTCTACCTCATATGATGAACTAGTATTGTAAATCCATGAGTTAGCAAAAATTTGTTTATGTGTTTTTTGTCCAGTGGTTGGATTTTTAATTAAATCACCGACATTATTGACAGAAATTATATCCTCTTCAGAAACATCAAGATTATCGGATACTTGAATGAAATCAGATAATACTCCCGTCAATCTTAACTCTACTCTTTTATCTTGATTCCCCTCTTCAAAACCAAAATAAATTTCATCCGATCTTATATTGCTAGCACTAGAAATTGTTGATGCTACTCCAGTGCATCCAATAAATTGATTAATAGATTTGTCAGAATAAGTAATACTATTAATACCGGAAATAACCATTCCAGTTTGTGCAAAACCAATAGTGGAATCAACTGAAATTACAGAAGCACCTATTGCAACAGTTTCTGTATTTTTCGTACTGGGAGTTATCGTAAATGTTCCCTGAATTGTTGAAGATTCATCATATCCAACAAAAAGAGATAATTTAAAATATTGTTTACCGTTTCTAGTGAAAGGTTCTATTTCAGATATTGCTGCTGTTGTTCCAGAATCGGTTGATTTGGTTATTGTTTGACCAACTAATTTTGCAGGGTCTCCACTGATCACTTCTGCAATGGCAACCTCTCTTCTAATATAGTCTCCTGAAGATGGTTTAATTAGGAAGTCTTCTAAATTTACTACTCTTGGATTTGCTCCATAGAGCACATTAAACAGAATTCTAAATGATTCATCAGTACCTTTGGATCTATAAAAAGACTTTGCTTCTTTTATAAAATTGCCAGCATTTAACTCTTTGACAAAATCAACATCTTCTAAACCCGGAGCAAAAGCATATTTTAATTTTTTGTAAAAATCTCTTAAAAATAAAGAACTTAAGTTAAGTACATTTGCATCTTCAAGGTGACTTGCTTTAGAGGTATCAGAAAATACCAATTCCTCCTGATTCAAGTCACTGTGATATGAAGTAATTCCACTAAATCCGCGTTGACACCCAGTAAACGAGTTTGTGGTTAACCCTGTATAGGTTATAACCTCATTATCAATTCTAAACAGACCATATTGCTTAGGAAAACCTTTAGTGCTGTTTACGGCGATTGTAGTGTCCGTAGAGGAGATTCCTGAAGTCGTATATGTACTATCAACTACAACTTCAGGAGTTAAATTGTCTAATTTTAAATATTGATCTAAATTATCAGTAATATCAACTGGACCACCTTGATATTCTTGAGAAATATAATATTGCTTTAAAAATTCTGCTGCCTTTGGATTTTCGTCCAAGACAAATTCAGGTAACTGATTGTCAATAATTTGTTGAAT